ATCCGCAGGGCCAAATCCTGAAATGGAGGGAAATTTAAAAGACATGTTTATTCCTATTTTTTATTTTATTCCTTCATTCTAACACGATTACGGCGGAATTATACTGCTTAATGCTGCATTAGAAGCTGCTAAACCAGCAACCATACCGTTAAGCGTAGATTGAACTTGCTCGGCATTCTTTACTGCTCTCAGCGTTCCTCTTTGGGTATTACCTCTATTATTGGCAGTTTGATACCGCTGCTCGTAGTAATCTTCAGTTTGTCCTGTGTAGTTGGCTAGGATCTGTCCCAAACGAGTTGTTAGCTGTCCGCTTCTAGAGCTTCGCTCGGAACTTAGACTTGCCAACCCGACGTTAGAGATATCTGTTGTTAATAGATAGTTGGTTAAAAATCCTTTACTAACGTTGGCGTCATTCGTGGCGCTCGTAATTTGTGCTGTGGCATCTGGATCTTCATTTAGCGCAAGGGCGGCCAACTGATTATTTAGTCTACTAATTCGGTCATTTATTTTACTTTGAAGCAGGCTAATTAAGTAGTCCATAAGGGGCTGAAAGTCGGGGTCGGAGGCTGTTTTAGAAATTCGTTCTAGATTGGTAAATCCAGTAAAAGAGTCTAAAGTAGCTCCTGCCGCAATGGTGCCAGTTGGTGGGACTATTAGTTCTATAGTTAAATCTGACTCATAAGGAGGTGGGACCGGTGGATTGTTAGGTGTAATAGTGAGGACTTTTACCACGGCCAAATCTCCACCAGAGGATACTATGAAAACGTCGTTAGGCGCTATGGTGATAGCGACTGCGGTATCTTCTAAAGTTAAGGTGGTACTGGAAGGTGTAATTGCCGTCGTAGTAGTAAGTGTTAAAGGGTAGGTGCCTGGACCATAGCCGTTTACTAAAGTGTTCTCTACAGCTTGCTGATCTAAAATCCGTTGTTGTTCATTATTAGTGTTTAATCCAGAATAAGCTCCGGCGTCAAACTCGGGAATCCTTACAATATCAGTCGTAGGTGGAGTTGGGACGAGGCGTCCACTTGGAGGGTTGCCTCCCACGGCTAAGATGTCTGCTTCAACAACTGGGCTGACAACAAAAGTGCCATTAATTGCTTTACGCTCATCGTCATACGGCTTTATGATTTGCAAATTGTAATAATCAAAAAGAGCTTTAAAGGCATCATCTACTTCTTGCTTTTGGGCAATGATGGGACCTTGCAACGCCGCTGACTCTGCAAGTGCCGTAGCTTGGGCGTTGTTGCCTGCGATCTCAGCATTTAAAGCGGCTAGTTGATCTGGTGAAGGTGTAGGTTTTGCCATTTTAATCCTTTAATTTGACAGTCTTACTCAGTAAAGATGCCGGAGGCGGTACGAGTGGCGGTGAAGTTGGGGCTGGCACTGGACCCCCGTCTCCCATGTGCGTATGAGAAGACAGCCATGCTACTAGTTGAGGACCTAAAGCCGCCAAAGCAGAAGCAGACTCGCCAACATCTACTAAATTAGCTTTGATGGAGATTTTACCTGAGCCCCCATCAATCTCAATCTCAGTCGAGCCTGCCTTAATGCTTACCTTATTTGCCGTGCCGTCAAAATTAGCTTCCACCCCACCTTTAGTAACTATAGAGGTTTTATCGCCTTTACCGTCAAAACTTATCTTTAAACCTGATTTATACTCAAGCTCAGTCTTTTCTGCATCGACATCATGCTTTTGTTTTATAGTACCTTTTTTTAAAGAAATTTCAAAGCTGCCAGTTTTATCTAACTTGATATAGGATGGTCCAGTTGCTTCTGCCTTCAGCTTTCCATCCGGACCATACGGAGATTGATAAGTTACTGACCATTCACCGTCTTTATTAATTTCCGTTTTTACCCCTCTAAAAAGTCGAATATAAGAAATTCCATCCGAAGACTTTCTTCTACCAGTCTTAGGGTGGTTAAGGGCTCCGATGATAATAGGGCGTTGAAAATTATTATTTAGAAAAGATACTGCTACTAAAGTTCCGTTTCTATTTTGAAAAGTGTTAGTGTTGTCGTTTTTTCCAGACAGGGCAACTTCTGAAGGCTCATACACAAAGTCTTCGTAGTCGTTAAAACCGCCAAAAGAACTGATCGAAGGTACGTTAGTAAAAGTAGAGACTCCGGATGTGAGTTCTACTAAAATTTCATACTCTACGTAAACTTTAGATACACTCTCTTTTTGATCGGGATAAATTACCTTTTGTACTTGGCCTTTGTAAATGCCAGAGCTTAACTTTTGAACTTGACCTGCGGAAATTTCAGAAGGAGAAAAATAAGAACTCACTCTCATAGTTATCTCCTCACCCTAGACGGAATATTCTCTAAGACTGACTTTGTTACAGTAGTACTGATTCCTGTCTCTAGTCTATTTAAAGCTTGTCCCGTGATATCACAGCCTCTAATAACTGAGAAGCTTGTAGTAAAAGTTGTTCTACCATCTGCCATTTGTTCAAAATTGTGAGTGTAACCTTCTACATGATATAGTTGACCAATATCTTCAATAAATAAGTTAGAACCAAGAGGAACTTGCTTGTCTAAACCTTCTACAGTAATACTCCCGTTGTAATAGTCTTCGTTGTTAAAAAACCATTCTGCCAATAGATTTACACATAACAAGCAATAAGCTTCAAATGAATCTTCTCCATTTGCAGCATAAGCGGTCTCTACTGCTAGCGATCTCAAACCGTATCTCTGTACGCTAGTTGGATTTAATGCTGATTTGTAACCAAAAGGAAATGGCGTTTCAATCCTAGGTATTACTACGACATGATTAATTCTTTCGGCGTCAACTTTAGAAACCACCTTCCTCTTAATCATAGAAGAGTTTATGGTTGTTTTTGGAAGGGCGTGTAAAAAAGTTCTTTGATCCTGCCCTACGTTTGTTGAGATTTTTAGATTGCCTCCTGCTACAGAATAAGGAAGCTGTCTAAAAATTAAAGTTGGTTTTAGACCTTTTGCTGTGGGTACTAAGTCACAATATAATTCATTTAGTAAGGCGTTTGAATAGTACGATAGAACTTGCCAGATTGTGCCAGAAGTTGGAAGGCTTTTAATAACAGTCTGCCCAGGAAGTTTGCCTTTTATAGCGCCATTAGCTCCTTCTAAACCGATACGTGAATTGTAATCAAAAATATCTATAAAAGAAGGTTTTGTTTTGCTTTGCAAATCTACGCCAAAAAACTTTGCAAGACTTGGGGGTACGAACCATGTTTCGTGTTCTCTGTTAGACTTCGCAAAAGCCCCACCATAAAAAAAGCTAACTAAAGCTTTCATAACATCGTCTGGTGAAGGAGTTGGGCTAGCACTAACGGCTTTTAAAGAGTCGTTTAAAAAGTCAGCGCCAAATATTGTAGCGGCTGTTTCAGAGTTCATTATGGGATTAAAAAATATCTGAGACTCAAAAACTTTTCCAAAATCCTTACCCGAAACTACAAATACTTGAGTAGGGGCTCCAGAGGCAGGATTGTCAAATTCCTCTAAAGTAACTTGCTCTACGATTCCTAGCATCTTTAGAGAGTCTTTAGATATATCGTTTGGACCGCCAGTTTTCGTAATATAAATATTTACCCAGTCTCCTGGTTTTACTGTTTTAGTGTAGTCAATTAAATCCTTGTTAGAAAATTCATCTGAATCACTTCCTACTCTGCCAGCTTTGAGTACTATAGTAAAAGTCCCTGCGTGGGAGCTTTTATCCTTGCTAACAGTACACCTTACGATGTCATTGTTGACTACTACAACTGGACTTTCAGAATTATCTCTTGAAAACTCTCCCCTAAAAACCGATTTAGCATCCAAAAGAACTACTTCTGTAGTCTCCGGTCTTTTCCATCTGTAAAAATGAGCTTCACAATGAGATCTTGCGGCACTAATTATAGAAGTGGTGCCTGGGACTTTTGGTCTGTTTTTTAATAAGACTTTACTCATATTTATTATTGACCATTTCCTCTACCACTACCTGAGTAAGCTGGAGAGTATTTAATTTGCTGCATGTTCATATCTTTTAGTACGTCATTAAATACTTTTACAGCGTCACTAAAAGCAGTTTGTAACTTTTCAAGATCTTTAGCTGTATTAGCTATTGCGGTAGAAAAAGTAGTACGCCCTAAGTTTATTTGTTCTTGGTCTAACTGCGCTTGTCGTTGTTGCATCTGAAATGCTTGAGATTTTCTAACTTCTTCATCAGATAGAGGGACGCCTTCTTTTAAAGCTCCACCTTTTGTTCTTTCAGAAAATGCAATCGCTTGTTCAGTAGCCAGTCCCTTTTCTTCAGCGAAGACTGTTCTAGCTAGTTGAGGCCCTAAAACTCTTTCTGCTTCCTGTAAAGTATTTGGTTTAGCTGCTAAAAATTGACGAACTTTATCCTGCATTCCAGGTTGAGCTGCAGTTTCGGGTGACAAAGCTTTCATAGCATCTTCAATGGTGGCATTTTGACTGAGGCCCATTAAAGCTCTCATATCAATTCCGCTCATTTTAGTATCACCAAATATCTTTTGGTATGAAAAGTAGTTTCCTAACCCTTGCATGCCCTGTGTTGCAAAGCTACCTTGCTGTTGCAAGTCCATGGCAGCTCTGGCTTGACGCATAGAAGTTTCATCAATCTTACCTTCGCCAAACGCCCCCGCAAGCTGCATATAGCGATTTGAAACTCCTTCAGTATCGATCTTCGAGAATAACGTAGCACTTTGAATTACGCTGCTAGTCTCTTGTAGAAATTTAGAAGTTTTACTTCGGTCTAAGCCATTGGCCATAGCTCTAGACACAATGGATTCGGTCTGCATTGCATTTGCGCCATAGCCTTGTCTATTACCGCCGACTAAAGACTGAACCATTTGTCCAGTTGTTCCAATATCAGCGCCAGTAGCTAAGTTTAATCGTCTCGCTGTATTTAAAGTGGACGCTGCTCCTTCATTTCCGAGAATACCTTGAAGTTGCTGATACTGTTGAATTGACTCTTCAGGAGAAAATCCAAAACCGACACCTTGTCTTTCGGCTAAATTAAGAAGAGGTTCTGATGCGCCTCGCTTCAAAAGATCTAATCTAGCTGGATTTAGCGCCATAGCTCTGTTAGTAGCGTCTTGCAAAGGTTGCGTTTCTTTTTGGAATCTTGCGGCACGCTTTTCGGAGAATCCCATGTAAGAGTCTATGCCTTTATAGACTGCTCCACCGATTCCTCCTATAATAGCTCCTGCTAAAGTTCCTATGACCGGAACTATAGAACCTACTGCTGCGCCTGCTGCGGCTCCAGCACCGGCGCCCATTAGAGCGCCTCCACCAGAAGCTAGAAGATGCCCACCGCTAAATTGACGTCCATAATCTCGACTTGATTGAGTTACAAACTGACCGCTCATGATGTTACTAACTTGTTCTTGTCTACGAGAAGCTTGCAGCATACGATAATCTTCGTAAGCATTTGCCATCCCAGACATTGTGCCGCCTAGTGCCATTAAGCCACCAGCACGCCCTAACATTCCGAGTGCTCCTCTGCGTCCGATACCAGAGATGCCTTCTCCTTTTCGAGCTAGGTCTCTAGCAGCCTCTTCAGACATGCCTAAGCCCCTAGCAGCCTTTGCTATAAAGGATCTATCAAGCCTGGACTTTTCAACTTGACTTTCAAGGTGTCGTTTTTTTAAGAATTCATAACGAGCGTTAATTTGCTGCTTTTCTCGCTCAGTCTCTTGCTTACGAGCTTTTTCAGCCTGTTGCTGTTGTTTTTGCTGAGCACGAATTTTTGCAGCTTCTTCTTTTTGTAAGACGGTCTCGTTTTGCTTGATCTCTTTTTCAGTCTGTTTAGCAATACGCTCTTCTTCACGTTTTTGAACTTGAGCTTTTTTAGAGGCTATCTTGTCGAACTGTTTATCAGCTTTAGAAGCTTCTCGAGTACGTTCCTGTTCTCTTTGTCTATACGCCTTATCAATTTGATCTTGTTCTCGTTGGCGCTGTTTATAAGCAGCGTTAATCTCTTTTGTCTTTTTTAACTCATTGTCTACTTGGCTTCCGCCAGCACGGGTAGGCCCGCCCTGGTTTAATGCTTTACCAAGATCTTTCTTTAAACCTTCAAGTTCGGCTTTAAGTTTTTGAGTACTGACACTTACTTCCAGTACTAATTGTTTTTTAATATCCATTAAAATTTATTTCCCTTTTTGCAATTATCCGATTTAGAAAGATATTGAAGATTTGTTTTAATGTGTAATCCACAAATATTCTTTCCCTTTAAGGGGATAACATGATCGACTTCCATGTTGCTGGGGCAATTTAGATAAACCTGTTTTATTTTTTCTAAGTCTGCCCATTTAGGAGTTGCTTTTAAAAGTCTGGCTCGTCGGGCAGCTTGAGTTTTTCTGTGCTGTTTAGGGTTAAGCTTTCTCCAATTGCGCTTTATTAAATTACTCTGCTCTCGATTATTTTTAGCCCACTTTTTATTTTCTTTGTCTAAACGTTCCTTATGTTCTTGATAATAGCGTTTTGCATACTCTGGATCGTTAAATTTTTTTGCATTTTCCTGTCTGTATTGTTTATTGTAGGCTTGTCTTTTAATACTAGATTTTGTCCAAGCTTTAAAAAGTTTAGCCCTACACGATCTACACTCATTTCTATAGCCATCTTTATAAGCTTTTGACTTAGCCATTTCCTCTAATTCTTTTTGCTTATTGCAGTGCTTACAAAACTTCATTCTTCATCCTGCGAGCTAAACAATAACTTAGGAAATTCTGACCTTTATGCTTGACAAAATCAGTCAACAATCTTTCTTGTTGACACTTGTTACACGTCTTCATCGCCAAATACCGAAAAGTTAGTTGTAATCTTAGCAGGAAGATCTTTTAACTGTGCTTTAAAATGTTCATCCTGCTGTTTTCGTTTATCTTTACTGTTCTGTTCATATTGTAACATTCCTTGTACCATCTCTTCATCGGTAACGTACTCCTCGGCCATTTCTTCTTTAAGCCAACGCTCAAAGTCGTCATCCTGATCAAAAGACATACGCTCGACAAACTGGGCGTCTTCTTGAATCTTGTGCATGTAAAAAAACGTAACAAGCTCTTCCAGGGTCATTTCCTGAAGACGGTCGTCATTAGGAGTGGTATTAAACTTAGCGCAAAACCAGGATACCAGCCAACGCTCTAGACCTTCCATAGATTCCGTTTTAGCGTTAACCATCTCGTTGGCGGCTCGCACAAAGTTCAGAATGCCGAACTTTGACATGCTATGCCCCGAGATTACTTCTCTTTCTTCTTAGCTTCGTCTTTTTCTTTTTTGACCGTGTTTTGAAGCTCTTCTTTAGCAGCTTCTTGATTACCCCAAACCTTATCAGTCCATGCGTTCTCAAAGTCTACACAAGCTCTGTATACGTCAAAAATTACGTTAGCATCATACAATTCCAAGCCAAAATCAGACTTCTGCCACCATTCAGGAAATTGAACAAGTGAAAAACGGAGTTCTGCCAAAATAGAGTGAAGTAGTTTTGTATCGTCGTCGAGGTTCTTAAGGTCCTCGTTTAGACGTGCCGCTAATTTTGCAGCATTAGATTTTGATCGAAGATTTGGCCTTTTATAGGTAAAAGTGCCTTGAAACTGCTGACCGGTATCGGTGCCCCGAACGTCAATGGTAAACGTGTGCTCCATTGCGGGGAGAGTAGCGATAGACATAATTTGCTCCTTTTCTTGTATTATTGCCAGCTTTAGCTGACATTCTTATCATAACACATGATACGACAAGGAGCTTAAAAAGTAAAGGGCCAGTCTTTAGACCAGCCCTTAATTAATTGGTTTTAAGATGCCCCCATCGCTGGGCACTAGAGGACCTATTTTCCTGTGCCGTCAGCTAGAACTCTCTAACCCTATCCTTTCAGATTAGAGAGAGCCTTCGTCGTCTTGCTTGATGCCTACGAACGACAAAGTAGTTTGCCCGATAGATCGAGCATCAACGCTGAAATCTTCTTGAGTACACTTAACACGCTGGATCAACATCAAAGTTGCGCCAGTGATGCGGTCAACAAGTTCAGCCGTCAATTCAGGCTGCGTCAGGATGTCCTGAAGACGTGGGCGAAGGCCCAGAGCCATTGCAGACTGATTAGACACTCGAAACTGAGTTGCCGTAAAGTTTACAGTATAGCCTGTTTCTGCATACTCAGCCGGTTCCAATTGATCAAGAACATCAACAGGTTGGTGAGCGTGAGCAACAGTATAGTTCAAAGAGTTTGCGAAAGCGATTTTCTGTCCATTTACTCGGAAGACAATCCTTGCGCCAGTTGAAGTTTGACTCATTTTATTCTCCTATTACGACTCGATCTCAGCTTCTAGCGCATCGCCAGCTTCTTTAGAAGCCATTGCAATGTCCAGAACCTCTTCGTTTTGTTTACTAACTTGTCCTGCAGCAGCTTGAATTTGAGCCTTCACATCAGCAGCCAATTCAACGCTACCAAGGCCAATAGCCAAAATTCGCTCAGTGCGCTTTGAGATGACACCATCAGTTGCCATGGCTGCTTCCATTTCTTTAGCAGCCTTTTTGTCGCAGAGCATGATCTCTAATTCTTGTCGTTGTTTTTTAGTTAAAGCCATGATCTACCTCTTATGCGCTTTGTCGAATATTATCTAGAGTAATTCGGTTCAAGATAAAGTCAACACCTTGTACCGGAGTAATAGTGACATCGATGTAAGCTGTATTTCCAGACAGGCTTACTACAAGGTCTTTATAACCCAGTTTATCGTTAGTATCATCTCCTACGATAATATCTGCTCGCAAGAAAGAATCCATAATAGAAACTACAGTATTCTTGATTGCTTGTGCAGTTCCTGTTGCAGCCTTATTACCGATAAAGATAGCTTCCAACTGCTGTCTCAAATTGTATGCTACGTAATCCGCTGCCTCAACAACTGAAACTCTATTAAATACAAAGTTAGCATCTGCTCCATAAGTAGTGTTGTGTACAACTACTCGGAAACCGCCGCTATCAGCTTCCTCAAGAGGAAGAAGACCAGCGTCAATTGCAAGATCAGCTTGAGTTTTAGAGTTGTAATCCTGATGGCGAATTGCGTTGGCGTTAACAAACTTAAAGGTCGCAGGAGTTCCTACTTCCGTTCCAGCTTGAATACCAGCTACCATACAAGCAGCGCCCCATGGATCTACAAACTTCAAGTTACCGTCAGCACCAAGAACTTGTACATCTTGGAAAGCCAGAGATGAACGTTCGTGGTTAAGGGCTTGAGCAGCTAATTGAGCATTAGCAAAAGAATCTTTTTTAGAAAGATAACAATTTCTCTCAGAACGATTCTTAGTATTTGATGCAGTAATGCAGTGTGTCAAAGCTTGAAGATTTACGGCGTCAACTGTAAAAGTCGATGCAGGATCTGTCTCTCCAAGAGAGATGAGCGCAGAAGCGTCTCTTGAGATCAGAGGTACAACAGTGTTGCATCTCGATGCCAAAAGCGCATCAAACCCAGCTTGAAAACTTGCATTAGTAGACGCTCCTCGTGCTCCGCCTGACAAAAACTTATTAGAAACGTTAGCAGGAAGTCCTTCAACGTTAGCTGCTTGCGAAGCAGAAACCAATGTTGATTGACTATTGATGATGTCTAACAATTCTTTTTGTGCTCGACGTAGTGTTTGAGCGGCAGGCTTGATAGCCAAAGCAGTACTGATGTAATCAAGATCTGCAGCAGCCGTCGTGCTTTTATTTCGGAATGAAGAAGAAGAAACATACACTGGGCTAGCATCGATGATGTTAACTAGATCTTGAATAGTCTTGTTTGTTAAAGGGATGCTCAAAGCATCTGCAGGAGTGGCAGCGGGTACTGTTACCAACGTCTTAACTCCAGAGATATCTTGGATAGTCATAGTACACGATGCTGCTGCACCTGTGTACTCGATTGACATAATTGCATCGTAAGCGTTTTCTGAGAGAGTCTCAGTCAAACCGCCCTTTTTAACTGTAATAACTTTGTTGTTAGCACTTGTGCCGTTAGCTACAGAGACGTTGATAAGATTCTCATCTTCGCCATAATTTTTAGACTGTAGATTGATCAAGTTAACCAATGCAGAGTTTTGAAGAGCTGCAGAAGCAGAAGCACTTGCGTTAGTTTTGTAAACTCGAATTAGTGATGCTCCGTTAGGAACTCGATTATCTCGAGCAGGTGCAATAAGCAGTCTAGCTGCATCTACGATGGGACCAGATTTATATTCAGCAATCAACGAAGCGATGTCTTCGCTAGTGTAAGTTTTCACACCGGCGCTCGATCCAGGTTGCCCACCAAGAGCCTCTCCTACTAGCGCAACAATTCCTGTTGCAGCAAGCGGAAAACCGCCAGACAGGTTTACACGTGTTTGCGAATACGCTCCTGGTTTCGCAAGGCTGGCTCCATTGAAAGGGATTCTAATTGCCATTTTCTACTCCTCTTATCAGTAAGTCTTAAAGAGTTCGTCAAACTCTGATTTTGTTCCGCTACTTAAGCCTTTAGCTTCAGCAAACTGTCGCATAGGCGGCTTATGATGAGCTAGAACTTTCTTTTCCTTCAGTAAAATCTGAAAGTAGACCTCAAAACTCACCTTTTCAGCAAAATTTTGAGAAGCCGCTTCCATTAGATTATCAGCTTCTTCTTGTTCTTTTTTATGTTTCTTGTCCTTCATTTGCTTATCTGATTCTACCATATATAGCCTTTAGTTTTCAAATCCTAGTCTTCATTAGGATAGGTTGTAACTTTTCCGTCTGGCGTTATGCCGTCTGGAGCTTGGATGGTTAGATCGAAGTTATCTACCAAGGATACCTGTTTCTGGTTCCAATCAAATTCGGTAATGCAATTTACCTCAATCATGCGGGTAAAAACGTTCTCACCTTCAAAGGCATCAACCCTATCAAAAATGCCTCCGGTCCCATAGTCCAAGTGAATTCCCCTTTCAATTAGGGAGTCTGTTCGGGACTTTAGAATGAACACCAAAATATAGTACAAAAACTTAGTAATGTGAACGTCATTTCTACTGTGAACGCCCAAGGAGATGGTTTCCTCAAGTCGAATCATTCTGCGCTCGACTCTTTGAATCCTGATGCTGCTAATGATGTCCCCAGTGTCCACCGTGTTGGGGCTTTGTCCTGGTCCGATATTTATATACTTATTTCCAGCTAAGTTACTGTTTCCACTAAGGATTGTGAATTCTACGTTAGAACCATCCTTAAAGATCATACCAGGATATACATTAGCTAAATTGCTTGCTGGATCTACTTGCAGCTTTCCTGTGACCTGGTCATAAGAAATAGGCTGAATATCGGCAACTCTTACTATTGGACTGATTGGCGTATCTACATCCTCATACTCGTCGCTGAATTGTTGCAGTTTTGGCGTCTCGGAACTACGCAGGATTTGAATGGACACGCAAGGAGTATTGGTAGGTACCTGAGCAAAAGAGTGGACTATTTTTACTTGATTATCTTGAATGTATTGTTTTAACTGGTTAATCTTGCTCGTGCCGTATTGGTTATTAAAAAACGTGGCCGTAAATTTACTAAAGATGTCTTCAAGAATAGCAGGATTGGATCTTAGATTTCCTAGACCATCTCGTATTACAGTCTCGATTACAAATTCAGTTAAAGGGGCGCTCATTTATTTTCCTATGAATTGTTCCAACATGTTACCAAAGATTTTCTCAATTTCCAACTCCAACTTACCAAGGATATCCTGACCTTCATAAGGGCTTTGAGGCCAAACTGAGGAATCTGTAACCCTTCGTATCGTCATATAGGCGGTAGAGCTGTCTTTAGGGTTTTGAGACTTAATCAACCCTTCTAACTTTTTAGCCCTTTGAACTATACGCTCTTCCTGTTCTACCGTCTTTCCTCGGCTAAACTTTACCTGCTTTTTCTCAGGCTTTGAGAATTGCTTCATTAACTCGTCAGCATTTCTAAAAGCTTGAACTTGAAACTTTTGACCGCCTATACTAATATTTCCGGCAGCATCAGCATCCTTATGAATTGGAACGTCTACGTAGTTTTTGCCTTCTCCTCGGTTATGGGCAGCTCTATTTCCTTGCATGATCATTTTGGAGATTTCGCCGGTTTTGATACCGTCCTCCATCATCATGGCAAGTTTACCTTCTACCGATATAATATACAGGCCATCTTCTACTTTTGCAAACTTGTAACCATTTTTCCAATGGTTGAACCCTCTAGGGCCAAAACCTTGCTTAGCAAGTTCAAATCCTCTTTGATATAGTTGCCCTGCCGTGGCTGCGCCTGCTGCTTTTAGACGAGGCTCAAGATCAGCAACTAGCTCGTCCGCTTTAAGATCCAATTTAACTTTGACACGCATAAATTACCCATTTGGATCGTAATAATCATTAGGCTGCAATTTTGTAGGATTAGCCTGAGTTTCGTCTTTACGATCTAAAAGGTAATCTCGTTTTAGAATCCACGTTTCAGGAAGCTTAATGTAAGTTTTGTTGTTTACCGTTTTGTAAGAGCTTTCCGGAATAGCTGAAGTTTTTATATCTCTTAAAACGTTGTACTGCGAAAAACGATCTCGATGTACCGCTTTTACGCTTCTGAATACCGGATGATATTTATAGTACACGGAGTATATTTCTTTGTTGTTAGGCCTGTTACTGCCTAACCATTTAATTGAACCGTTGACATCGAGTTGAAAATCAACGCCTTCATAAAAACGAATTTGTACATTATTGCGTACAACAAATAAAGCTGTTACTGCGCAGGCGGGGTATTTTAAAGTATCAATCAAAGATTTAGGGTCTACGCTAGTTTGCTTTCTTTGAATTAGCTCGTAAAAATCTTCCGTAAAATCTAGTACTTCGATCTTGGCAAAAGTCTGCAAACTTACACCAATTTTAAAAGTGGCAATAACTTCATCAATGCTAAAAGTACCATGCACTTTAAATTGCTCGTTTAAGTCTTGCTGTTGAAACGTAGCTACCGACTCATAGCAGTCAAAGTCAATCATGTTATTGTTACAAATAGGACAATTTGGGTCGTGATCAAAAGATTCAATAGACTTCATATTTGGACAAGTAGTTGCCTTCCAAATACGAACCCGTATTCCTAAATCCTCAACTAGCTGATTGAGGTTGACCGCATTAATTCCATTTGTTAATTGTTTAGCCATCTTTTAACATTTTCTTTAGTTTGGCAAACTCTTTTGGAGTTACCGATTTTTTTACCCTTTTATATTTTCCTGCGGGTGTGAGGCGTCCTTCTCTTTCCATGTTAAGCGCAGTTGCTACGGCTTGTTCCTGAGGTACACCTTCTGCTCTTAGTTCTCTAATCTTACTTGACACGCCCTCTTTTGACTTCTTAGCTGGTCTACAGCTTCCTTCTGAATAAGGTTTCTTTCCAGGAGTTGGCTCGTAACCTTCCCAGCAACGCCCTGCCTTTTCCAAAGCATCTTTAAATTTTTGCTGCATAGACTCGCTTTTCATGAGCATGTCTTGAGCTTGCTCAGATAGTTGTTCGTAAATTTCTAAAGCTTTACTGCAACGCCAACGCTTCAGTGCAGCTCCTTTTGGAGTAAGTTTTCCATCTTTAGACGTTGGACCTTTAACTCCACTCATCCTGGCGCAAAACGATTTACGTCTAGCAGCTCGCTTTCCTTTTGGGTTCTTTTCCGTAACTGGAGCTTTTAATTTTGATCCTGTTTCCCGATTATATTTTTCACGAAACTTGGCATTCAAGCCGCCTGAACGAGCATGCCGTTTTTTGTTATAGCCATGAAACGGCTTTGCCTTTAAGATCGCATCTGTTAATTCAGCATCGCTCATAGATTCCCAATTAGGAAATTGAGAATCTACAGCATCAAATAATTCGTCAATTGGATCGACCATTTATTCCTTCTTCGCAGAAAGCTCTTGTTTTAGCTGCTCTTCTGTGTACGTCTTGTTAGAAGTCTTTGCCGCAGTAGATACGTAGTCAATAGCTTGTTTTTTAGCGTTTTGTAAAACTGCCCCTTGCGGACTGTTGCTAATTACGCTTCCAAGTTGATAATTTTGAAACAGTCCTTGTGCAAATTTTACTTCTTTAGGTTGTGTAGGGTCTGCTATGATTTCAGTCCCCGCTGCCTGTGAAACTTTTTCTGCTTCAGATCCAGGTTGTGGAGACGCAGCTACAGACGTATCATAACCGGCTTGCAAAGCTTTTAGTAAAGTGTCTACGGCAATTACTGACACTCGTTTATTTGAGATGTTTTTATTCTCAATAGCTTTAGCTAACCTTTTTGCTACGGCTTTCTTAATACTTTGAGATTTTTCTATTGCCATATCCTTCATAAGAGTGGCAATTTGCTTTTTTCGTTTTTGTACTTCTTCCATACAAAGCTTCATGTGCTCCTTATCCTTCTTGGCTTCAGCCGCCAAGAGCATAGAGTCTAACGATCTGTGTACGTCGTAGGGTGTTAATTTATTCACTTTTCCTCCTAAAATTTTTTACAAATAGTTCTTGTTCTGTTTCTACAAAAGTTTCTAGGGCCTTTTTAACCTTATCTGCGTACTTCTTTTTGCCGGAACTGGTTTGAATGTACTGGCCGCCCTTTGGACCGACAAGCACTTGCTTAGTTGGTCGTTTTGGTGTGGAAGCCTTTTCCGGCTTTTTGTGTTCAGCTTCTTTAACCTTACCTTTCTTTCTTTTCTGTGGCTTAGTAATCCCAGGTATGTGTACTTGTCCTAGCATTTGCTTACGCTTTCTTTTAAGCTTCCGAATTACGTTTTTAATTTTATCACGCTTTGCAGATACTTCTGCCGCTGGGTCTAAAGCTTTACTTAGCTCTGCCTTTTCAACTTGCTTAAGTTTTTCATAGTATTTAGGGTCTTCTGTAAGATGGTCCATAGCAATTTCTTGCGCAATTTTTTTATCTTTAGTATGCTCCATCTCGATTTTAATTCCTTGAGCTAAGGCCTGAGGATTAAAATCTTTGGGGTTCTTTTTGTCGGCTTTGCCCCCTGGAATTTTATCTTTGTGCGCCATTATAGACCTTCCTTTTTTCGCTTCTTTGCAGAAGCTTTAACTTGCTCTTTAAACTTGGAAAATGCAGCATTATAAAATTCTTGTGCCTGAAAAAACTTATCTCTGCTTTGCTTAGACGTTGGGTCTTTCGTTCTAACATCTTGATGTGCTAAAGCTAGCATGTTAGTCATTTTTTGTTTTTGAGCAAGTAACTCTTTAAATTGTCTTTGTAATTTCATTTTATCAGCAGGGTGCAGTTCATCTTTTAAAGAATCAAAAAACTCCTTACTTTGCTGATCTATTTCTTTGGAAGGTTGTTTTTCAGAGGGTTTGTCATGACTTTCGTGAGCTTCACCGGAAGTAATATCCACCCACATGGTTTTGCCAGTTTTTTTACTGACTACCTTTTTTCTACCGTTTCTAATAGTTCCAACTGGGTCTACGGCTCTAGGTGTCGGCGCTTCGGCAGCTTTTGGACTAGAAGGCGAGCTAGAAGGTTTTGCGTTTTCTCCAATCTCTCTAACTAAAGTTCTAGGTTTTTGTCCGTAATAACCGTCAGCTTTTTCTAATTCTCCATCTTGGGACTTGCTAAGTAGCTTAGCTAACTTTTCCTTGGACATGGCGAATTTATTCGCTTTTGAATCTTCTAAAATACAAATCTTAGAATCTGCTTTTGTAAGAACTTTATACAAGTTGTTGTATAAAGATACGTAAGCTCCTTGATCAGGCACCTTTTGATCAACTTGCGCCTTTTTAAATTTGGCGACTTTTCTAGCAATGATGAAATCTTTAAATTTCGACATTACTTCCTCGACATCTGCCTAATTGCAAATAGAGTTTGACTAAAGCTTTCCTTTTGAGAATCCCACTCTGCCAATATAGCTTGTGCAGCATCTTTATCAGATTCATAGCTGTTAAATCGTTGTTGCCTTCTCCAGGATTTAATTGCCTTTTTTAGCAACTCATCATCCATTGATCGAGCCTTCTTAAAATCATCAATGAAGTTTTTTATAGATTTTCTAATTTCTATTTCCACATCTCCAACTTTTAAACGAACTTGTACTGGAGAACTTGACGGCTTTATAGGGCGATCTTCTTCTAAATCTTCATCTTTTCTAAAGATGTCAGTTTCGGTTGCCAACTTTTTAACTATTAAAGTCTTAGCAATCATTTCTAAAGTATGCGCATCAAATTTTTCAACTATTTGGCCTTGCTCATCTGAGAAAAATCCTGTGTACAGATTAGCATCCTTATTGGCTATTGTCAAAGCTCCCTTTTGAAGAGCGATTTTATGCACAGTTTTTTGCTGATCTATGTTATCAGACAAGTATTTTAAAAACTGCTTAGGAGTTCCCTCTTCTGCAGCTTGCTGATCTTTTGCATCAATGATTATCTGACTATCGGGGTAGTCGTAGGATTTAGCAATGTAATCTTTTACAAACGCCTTTGTTTTACTCATATAAATCCTTAAGGCACTGTAAATGCAAACCCATTGTAGTATTTGTGGGCAACATTTAGGTATTCGCCTAGTCGTTTGGTGTAAGACTCAATTCTAGGTCCATAAGGACCTTGAGCCGCTAGGCTTCGTCCAGTAGAAGCGCCGTCGATGCTGGTGTTTTCTCCCGCAATAGGCCCAAAAACCGTGTCCCTTAAAATTTCAAACACGGAAATGGCGGCCTGAAGTCCTATCATTTCGTTAAGTATGATGGGTATTTGATCGCTGCAAAAGCCTGCAGTGTAGTAAACCTCAAACATGTGCGGCCAATAATCCCTTGTTCCAAAAATTAGAGGAATATAGGAGCCACCATTAGTTAAAATTAAACCGTTAAAAGACCCTTCGACTGGAGCCAATTGCAACTGTGAAGACTCCTTTTCTATTACTAGCCAATCTAATGGATAGTTTACCAGCTCCCTATTATTAGGAAACTTGGCTTTTAATTGCTTTACTTCCATCGTTGGTCGTTTTTTAAGCTGTAAAAAGTTAAAATTTTGATAGTCGATAAGTCTGTAGTCGTGCTTATCGATAATGTCCGTTGGCAGTATGATGATATCTAACTTATGCTCTACATAAGAAATGGCAGCATTGATCTGATGTTGCAATACTTCATCTGGAATAGGGTTTCCGTTTTTATCTGTCAAATCCACTCCAAACAAATAGCGAAGTTTTAATTGCTCAGGAGTAAGCAAAGCTTCACCTCTAGTGAAGCTAGCCGGACCTGTTGCATTTGGAGGAAATTGAAATGACATTTTAACCTCAAACCCTAAAAAAAGGATCTTCCTGTGTATTGCAGTAGATAATCTTATTAGGATTTTCTTCTGCAACTTTTTGGATAAGATAGGTAGGGTTGTCTTCTAACATCTTATCATATAAGAAGGCCTTCATAACCGCCTTCATCTCAAGCGTGGAATTTTGATATTTTTCTATTATGCGATCAAAAAAAACATAGTCACCAGGATTTTCTCTGACATATTCTAAGTCGTCTTGCAGTTGTTCCAAAGTAAGATAGTTGTCCATATCATTTTTTCGTTCTAAAATCCCAACGAGCTTTTACACCTTTCTTTAAGAGGGGACGACTGTCTACATGCGTAAATGTGTCGTATCGTCCTAGTCCGCTAAATTCAGCTTCACACATGTCGGCCACTTGGTCAGGGGTAAGCCCTTCTACCACGATATCTGTGGCATCTCCAATGACGTGCCTAGAGTTAGTCGCTCCGCCAACACTTTTATTGTGGGCTGGACACCTGTACGCTGAGTTTATTTTAATTGACTTTCCTAGCTTATCTCTAAGCTTTTGCAGAGCGTCTACATGGTCCAGGTCTATGATGGTTTCCTTACATGCTTTACAAGAGCAATCAAACTCAGAAGAGTTAAAATTCTTAGTAAGTTGCGTATTTGCCTTTTTCTTGTATGCACGTAACTTAGCCATTAGCAACTTCCATCTACCTTTACTCTTTGAAGGCCGTACTGTAAAAGGGCAAACTTGGTATCTGCTCCGTCTACAATCTTTACCACTAGATTTTGTCCAATTACTGCGGCACTTTCTAAGGCCGTCATACTGAATTCAATGATAGATCTATCGTCCGCAAAAGTAAAGGAGCAAGTTTTAGTCAGGGTGGTATTATCAGACTTTTTTAAATCTACTGTAATAACTGCTGCGGCTGAGGGGATATAACGAATTCCTTGCTCTACCTGCCACAGGCGCATGATAACCTTAACCGTCTCACCTCCAACGAACTTGGCTACTTTTGAGATGTTGTGGGAGTTTAGCTGTGGATTTTGAGAAACTATGTCTAATGTAAGCATTTTAATTTCCTGAGATTAATTTTATCAACTCTACAATACCTGCGACAGCGGCAGCAATAGTAGCCAACCAAATTAGTCCCTTTTTAGTTGTTAGAACCCACTTCCAAGGAGCCTCAATAGCAGACAAGCGAGATTCGATAGGTTTGATTGTATTCTGCATATCTAAACGTAAAGCTTGCTCTCTAAGCTTGTTATCTTGTTCTAATCTATCACTTCGTTTGGCATGTTCTTCGAGAAGTCTGTTTTGATGTTCGTCTAATACTTTAATGGCCTCGAACTCTTGTTCGGTGCGTTGAACGTGAAGATCTAGCTTTTTATCTAAATTCGTGACTATACCATGAGTTTTATCTAGCTTCTCTAACATCAACGTTATCAACTGTTCATCTAGTTTGCTCATAGCGAATTCCTTATGCCAACGATCCTGGTCTTAAAATTTCCGTTCGGTGATCTTCATAGTTTTCCCCTGTGGAAGTAGATACGATAGCCGCTTTAGGGGCATTAGTATACGCAGTGTTCGTTTGATAAATAACTGAACCTACTGGACAAAACTCAGCAAGAGGAAGTGCTGCTAAATTTTTAATCTCGTTTATAGCACCGTCTCGAGCTGCAGTTTTAGTGTCATACTGAGCTTGACCTTGAATAGCCATAAAAGGGTACTCAATGTCATTGGTAGCAAAGATATGAACTAATACAAACTTGTTATTATCAACTTCTGCTAAATCCCAAGTTGAACCATTAAATCTGTTGTATGGTAGCCTAACTCCAGTATACCCTTCTTCGCCTGCAGTTACAATAGGAAAAGAGTTGGGTTCTTTTCTTTTCCACTGTGTTGGACCTGAACGGTATAGAACTGGTATTGTTGCCTGCGCTGGCAGCGTAATTTTAATGTCTTCGTCCCAAATGGTGCCAGAATTTGCGGTAAATTGAGCATGCGCCGGTAGAGAACCTGCGCCATCAACCGAAAAGTTGACTAATTTACACCCATTATCAAACGCTGCACCTTTAGTACGGTGAAGATACATGTGCGTAACAGGTGACATTTTTATACCGTGGCGCTCGTTAGCAAAGTAAATATGCTTTTGAGCGGCGACATCCCAGTATACGATTGACAAAAACGTGTTTTCTACAATTAAGCTTTCATTGAAAGACTGTATTGCGTTTAAACTTCCATTAGCATCTATGAAAAAGAAGTGCAATCCTGGAGTATTAGGCCAGACTATAGTTTTAGTATCAGTTATGGTGATTCTTTTGCCTTTAACGTAGCAAACATAAGAAGGCCCGATTGGTGCAACCGTAAGCATCCTTTGACTATCATCTACGCTTAAACTTACTAAACTAGGATCTTTAATTCCAACAGGTTGCTCTGTATCATCGGTAGCTTGTAAACTCCATGCGTCGTTAAATTTTTTGTATAAGTCGCCATTTAGAGTGTCTATGTATAAGTTGCCATTTTCTCCAAGATCGCTAGCTGGAGGACCCTCTCCCGAAAGGACCTCATCTCCCTCTTCGATAGCTTTAATAACTTCTAAACCAACGGGATTGCTGGCAAGAGCTATTACTAAATGATCTTTTGCGGCTTTGCTGAGTTTAGGCATTATTCATCCAATTTAGTGAGTTCTAAAAACTTCACATCCTTTTTAAGGATAAAGACTTCGCCAAAAATTCCAATATGATTTACGTAAAAGAAGTCTTTATAAACTTTGTCTACTCTAGTTAGCTCTACTTCTACCCTAAAACTGACTTCACCAGTCAACTGTAAAGGAGCTAAAGTGGCTTCTGATAAAGAAGCTTTAAAACGCTTTCCTGATATCTCAATACCAGGGAGTGTTGCAATCAAGGTTTCTGTCCAATTGTTGTCAGTAGAAATGGCATAAATTTTGAAGGTGCAAGTTGCGCACGTTTTAGCCGTGCTTTGTATAAAAAGTCCTGCAATAAGTTGCATGCCATCAAAATTATCCGATTCAAACTTGGCCCAACTTCTAACTTTATAATCACTGAATTTAGGTCTAATATAGGATAACTTTGTTAAAACCTGACTATGATTAGTTAAAAGTGTTTTTTCATAAAATTTTAACTTTAAAGTTTGTACATATTGATTTTTTATTAAAGTTTGAACTCTACGAGCCATATTATTCAGCGATAGTAATACCAACTGCTCCTTTTCTAACTACCGAGTCCGCAGTAACAGAGAACAAGGCCGTGTAATGTGTAAGATCAGTCAAAGAAGCTGCTGAAACTGGAGTAGATTTATATAAACCGTTAACATCGGCTGTCAGCCCTGTTTGAGAAATTCCTACTGGATTACCGTCCTTATCATAAATACTAAAAGAGGCGGTTCCTAAGCTGGAGCTTAATTGTTCTCCGTTTTTAGTAACCCACATAGTAGCTTGAAGTTGATTAGCTGCATTAATTGAAAAAACAGCTCTTGGTTCGTACTCTGGGCCAGCTTCTGGATATGTAATTGGTAAATTATAGATAATCTGCATTCCATCTACTGGAATTGAAACTTTAACAGTGTAATACGAATTATCCAAGTCAAGTAACGAAGTAACTGGAGTTATTTCAAAAAAACCTTCAGCATCTGGAGTAATTCCAGTTTGCGTCATTCCAGGAACTAAGTTGCCATTGCTATCATAAATGACGTAAGTTGCTGAGCCTAAGCGGGCAGGATTAGTAATTACTCCATCATTATCATTGACCCAAAAAGTAGCAATTAGTTTATTGTCTGTATTAACTGCAAAAACTCCATTAATCTGAGCGTTAGTAGCGCCGGTAATGCCTGGGCTTGTTTGATTGAGTATGACGGTATTTATATCTCTGTTGCCTACCGCATCAACAGCACGAACGCCAACGTAATATCTAGTGCCCGTTTGTAATAGCGTTCCGTTGGCAATAGTAAAAACGTCTGCGTTTAATTGCGTAGTGACTATAACTATATTTGAGGGCAAAAATAAATTGATAGAATCGTTGGGCTTAACATAAACCTCATATCTAATCGGATTGCTTGTATCCGTTGCTGGCAGCCAAGAGACCCTTAATTGGCCTAAAGGACCTCTTGTCAAAAAGTCAATTCCAGCAAATACAGGCGGAACAAGATCAACAATACACGCTTGACTAGAGAGTTGTTTAGCTGTCCCAGTTATTAACTGATTGACAAACTCCCCGCCAAGAGTTGTTCCTTGAGTAATAGTTCCACCAGATACAAACTGATTATTCATAATTAGCTATCCTTTAAGGATGGCCTAATGTCTGTTCCTGGAGGCGATGTAAATGTATACCTTACTAGAGTTCCAACAACATTTGGAATTGTACCTAAAGCAAGCCACGTAACTCCGTTGTCAGTTGAATATTGAAACTTACTAGGCTGGCTAGTGATGGAATCGGATACAAGTTGAGTTCCACTTAAGTCAAAAGCTCTAAATGTAAGAGAAGAAGGAACTCCACTTACATAAGCTTCTTTTAACCTAAATCCACATCTTGTTGGAGATCCGCTTGAAGAGTCGTCGTAAGAGTATTCCCAGTTGTCTGAAAGTTCTTCTTGTGCTTCATAACCAATAAATAAATCAGAAACTTGAACGTGGCTTGTTCGATCAAAAGAAAAAGTTTTAAAAGAAAGCTTAAATTGAATTTGATCTGCAATAGGAATTGAAAGTTCTTGGTCCGCATCAAGTTCTGTCCAACCTCCTGAAATTGAACCAAACCCGCTTGTACGGTACTCAACCTTAACTTCACCGCCCGTTTTAACAAGTTCTCGCATGATCTGAACATCTTTTAAAATGCTATTATCAGGTAGATTAACTACTTTTGAAACAATGTAACTAAAGTCAGTTAAGGTATCTGAACGAAGATCCGCTGCAAAAACTCCCCGCTGTCCGGTAGCGGTTGATACAGCAAAAAGCCAACCGGCGCTGTTTGTGAAGTTGAGATAAGGCGTTGAAGGTCGAAGCTCATAAGCTTCTTTGGAACTGGCTTCGTACCATTCCATGCAATAGTCACCAAAAAGCCCTGTAATTTTATTGTTTTCCACTTTCTTTAAAAGAAATCTAAAAGCATTCGTTGCGGCCTGACCAACAAGCACAATCGCTTGATCGAGAGAATCGGACCAACTTGCTGAAATAGGAATAGGAGCTACGATTTGTGACGGAGTTCCAAGAAGATTTGATGTTGTAAGCGAAGGCCAAGTAGTCGCTCCGGCAGTTAACTCATCAAGTCGTCCTAAGTATAAGTTTGTGCTGGTCGCAAAAAACGCACAACGCTGACCGTTTAAAAGACCGCCATTCAAAGGAGCGTTGACCGGATTTGCAATTGCATCAACGTCTGTTGTTGCAAGCAGGGTTCCGGCAATTGCTGGCAAAATGCTTGTTGCATGAAGCCATTGAGAATTTGTGTAACCAAAGGCTTTTCCAAGCTCGCCTGTTCCGATGATTGAAGTATTATTAATACCGGCACCGCCAGCCGTAGCAGAAATCTCAAAGTCGTTTGCGGTCACGTTTCTTACAAAGTAAGTCGTGTTAAGCGCAAAACCTGTTGGCATAACGCCTGACAAGAATTGAACTGGCTCGTTTTCAGTCAAACCATGCGCTGTGATTTGAACCTTTGCAGGCGAGGCCACGGTGATTTGTGCTGATTGTGTTGAATACGTAGGAGCAACTGAAATATCCCGAACAAAGTATTGTGGGTTAGCCGCAGTTCCGACATGGGTATAAAGGCGGTTTCCAGCAATATCAATAATCGCACCGAAAGCATCAAGCTCTTGGTTTAGCGGTTGCATTACGACCGAAGTCGGTCCAGCCGCAGCACCAATCGAAGCGCCGTTAAAAGATGCCGACAATTCAAAATCGTTAAGACCAGCGTTTCGTACAAAGTATTTTGTGTTCACGGCAAAAGTTGAAGATGTCCACGCAGGACCTACTTGAGAGGTGAAATACACTTGGTCATTGTTTGAAAATCCGTGTCCGGCCAAGTTGAACTTAACAGGAGTTCCAAGTGTAATGGTCATGCTTCGAGAATTTAAAGAAGCAAGACGGCCTAACTGATAAACGGCTTTCTGATTGCTTCCTGTTGCAAAAGGAATTGTTGGAGGGGAAACTTGAGTGAAGTCGCTTCGAGCAATGTTGTTTGCCAGCAAGACTCCAGAGCCGCCAAGCAAAATGGTTCCGGTAGCAACCGCATAAATTTTCCAGCCAGATGTGCCAGTATCTAAAACCTTTAATGATCTGATTGTATGTACAATGGCAGGAGAAGCTGGGACAGCCATGTTGACACGACCAACATAAGTGTGAACACCTGTTGATTGATTAATTTCGTAGCAAAGAATTGGAAGAGCACCACCGGCAATTGTGCCAAGAACAAAAATTCGTCCATTATCACTTGCAAACATAATAGCGGCTGGAGTAACAGCGCCTACAGTATCTGAGAACACGTCAAGAAAGCGTGTTGGACTTGGTCCTAAAACTGGCTTAGCGTCAATAGTTCTTTGTGTAACTCGACCAGCAATAGTTGTACGAGTTTGGTCGTAAGTTGTGCCCGTATTTTGAAGCAAGCTTAAATCTAAAAGTTTCATTTATATCTCCTAAACTACTGACCAAGTATCATTTGTAAAAACATACTCGTTATTAATTAAGCTGTAATTAAATTGTCTTACAAGCGAATATCCTGGAAAAGTTGAACTTGTATAAATAAATTTATCCACTCTTCTATTTTTTCTACTTGTAGGATCTAAATACACTACATTTCTTACTCTATCATGAGATGCAAGAATCATCTGCCTGAGATTATTTACAAATCCGTACTTTTGTCCAGTTTTCGTTCCGTCTAAACTGCCTACTACTTGCGTGCTATCTGGATCTAAAGTTGAAAACCCATCCAGATCAACATAAATATCGCCTACGCTAACGCTGGCATCTACTGGTAGAGGGTTTGCGGGAGTGATCGCATTACCGTTCTCATCTACCAGTATCGATCTTTTTGCATCAGCTTTTTCCTCGTGCTCGTTTTGCGTAATCGTTCGAGGATCTGTGATTTGATTACCTCTAATTCTTTGATTAGGCATACACTCTCATTACGGCTGCATTATGATAACTTGAACCGCAGAATTAGAGGTTCTAAGTTTTAAAGATTTCATCTCACTTGAAGACAAACCAGTAAAAATCATTGATGAAGAGTTTGGCGCAATCGCCATACCAGTCGTGATATCTACTGTGCCTGGAACTGCATCATGATCTGTAATTGAGACATAGTGCCATGCTGTTGTAGTATTTGCTACTCGCAAAGTTCCTCTTTCAGGTACGTCTGCTCCAGTTGCTGCTGTATGTTCTGCACTAGGAATAATTCGTTGGATAGCGTGAACATCTCCATTTGCAGATCTGCTAGTTCCAGACGCATCATTATGTTGATCGTTAGCAATAGAAGATGGATTTCTAGAAGTTCGTTTAAGATTTAAGTTTGGGTTACTCGCCATTTTCTTCCTCGTCTCGTAGTTCAACTTCTAAATTAGAAGTTCTTCTTTGAGTCAAACTTCGGTTTACTTTTTCAATTTCATTTCTAAAAAAGAACAATAAATCTCTGTATCTTTTAAAATCTGACCGCATAAAGTCTAATTGAAGATCTCGACCTTGTCCTAAATTATCTTGAAAAACAAATAAAACCGTAGGTTTATCATGCTTTCCTAGCGACACTTCTGTGCGCAAAAACTTCAGTCCGTGCATCTCTAAAAAAGGACAGAGTGCTAAATTATCCGTTTTGAACTCTTTCATAGATTACAGACTACCTCAAGTTTAACATAAAGACAAGTAGCTTTGTAAAAAAAGACCCCTAAGAGAACCTTAGGGGCCAAGGAGGAAGTGATCAGGAGGGGGATGAGATCACAGAGTCATTGCGACCCTTATCTAAGAATACCAAAAAAAGACGATTTATTCAATCGCTTTTACTTGCATTTTAAAAAAAAATAAGCCAAGGATTTTCGCCCTTGGCCTATTAGTTTAACTAACAATCTTAGTTATTTACGATGCTCGACCGATGTTCTCGATCAAGAAATTCTTACGAGGTGCATATACAATCGGAGTTCCGTACAAGAGTTGCATCCAGCGGTAAGCAGTAGCAACAACTGCAAGGTCCATCTTCATAAGAGGAGCCAATTGTTTAAATCGCAGAACCTCAGCATCTTTAGTCAACAAGTAAGCTTGTGACAAACCAGGGAGCTTATGGTTCAGATCTCGCATAGTAGCGTTTCCGCCAACTGCTGCAGGAGCAATATAACCAATAAACTCATGTCCGGTCAAAGAGCCTTTAGGAGAGCGGTAAACTGCGTATGCAATCGCTCCAGCAACACCTACGATGGCTACGTTGATTCTTTCGCCAGCAACAACTGCCTGAGCAGCGGAAACAGGAGAAACTGCGCCTTCACCAGCTTCGGTAATAGCACTTACACGGTAGCTGTAGTTACCTGCGTCAGCAGCAGTAAATTTAGAAAGTGCATCAACGGCAGCAGACAGAGTAGGAGCAGCAGGGGCAGCAATGCCAGCCAAAGGAGCAGCAGGAGTACGCTTAGGTCGCATAAACACGCTTGACATCAATTGGAATTCGCCAGCAGCAGCTACAAAAGACTGAAGAACGAAACCAGCTTTACCTTGAGCAACACCCATTGGGTTAACTCGCTCTTTAGGGAAGAACTGACGTCCAAGGTCAGAGTGCGCTTTAGTATCCAACAACATTACAGACGGGATACCGAAATTTTCACCGACAACTCGAGCAGCATCTTCGAGAAGATCAGAATCCATAACATCACCACGGATGTCTCGAATTACGTCTTCTTCAACGCCGTACCCAGTGAAAGCCTTAGCTTTTGCAGAAGCATCAGTATTACCTTTGCGGATCTGCTTATCCAAACCTTCCCAAGCAGTGTCGTCATCAAGGATAGCAGCGTCAGCGCCATCAAACACACCGGATGCCGAAGCGTAGTGTGAACGGCCCCAAACAAGTGCTCGCTCGACGATTTCGAGGATACGCATAGTTCCGTTACGGATTTCACGAGCGATTGCATCGCCGTGAGCATTGCGTACCAACGTGTAAACGTGAGTCAACTCACGAGTAACGCCGATGAAACGTACCCTTTGGATTTGACGAGTGTAGCTCGCATCCTCAGAGCGGGGAAGAGCGCCTTCCTTAATGAAGCCACGGCCTTGATCACCGTAAGCATCAGTTCGGTTGTACTCTTCGATTGTGTTGAAAGCCTGATCTTTATCGATCATAGGCCACAACTTAAGGTGCTTCATGTCATAGGTAACAGACTTCAAAGAAGCGTCCAAAGACTCAACTTGAAGTGCTCCACCACCAGTAAGGGCGGTAGGGGCGCCTGCGTAACCAGCACCGGCTTCTAGGGCTTTGTTCAGTTCGTCGATGTCATTTGCAGTCGTTGAACCGAAACCTTCGCCAAAATTTACGAAGTTATAGTTTTGCATAGGTTCTCCTTAAAATAAACCTTTTAATTTGAAAAACGTTTTTTAGTTGCTTCCATCACAAGGTTGCGAACAACCGGATTGCTTAGATTACGAGTTGCCTCGAATTCAGCAATGTGATGTGAGGTGATTCCCTTTCCTGCTTTTTGTAGATCAAGCATCGTGTCCAAAACTTGAGCCTTGGTGAGGTTAGTTTCGCTAGAACCACCTTTTTCAAGAACCTCAAGGGAGTCGATTGACTGACGACCGTGGGCGGGCTGAGAGGACAATTTCTTGACTTCATCACTCAACGATTTAATCATAACATCCTTTTCAGAAAGTTTTTCATTAAATGCTTTTTTCAGATCGTCGAGTTGTGCGCCAACAGCTTGAGCTACAGATTTAGCGATATCAGAAGGTGTCTCTTCAGACTCCTCTTCATCGTTTTCTTCTCTCCAAGCTTTAATAAGTTCAAGCTCTTCTTCATCGAGAACAGAAGAAAGTTCATCAAGAGACTTTTTCATCTTCTTGTGCATCTTTCCTTCATGAGCTTTTACTTCTTCTTTAGCGACTTGCTTCATTTCCTTTTTCTCTTCTTTATCTTCAGCTTTAGAAAGATTGGCAGAAGATTCTACAGCTTTTTTAGCTTCGTCCTCTTCTTCTTCATCCTCTTTTTCCTCGTCCTCTTTTTCAGCCTTCTTAGCTTTTGCTTTCATAGCGGCTTCTTGCTTTTCGGACATGGGAGAGCCTGACTTGATTTTATCATCTCCGCCATTTGCGTCTTTCTTTTCGTTCTTGGACTCTTCACTTTTAGAAACTTCTTCTGTAGTTTCTTCAGAGCCAATAGTCTCGTCGATGATTGCATCGAGCGACTTCAGAATTTCTTCTTCGGTCATTTTTTTCTTAGCTTCAGACATTTGCTTCTCCTTAGGTATTCTTGAGCTTCGATGCGATCACCTTTAAAAGATCTAAAGGATCTTCCTGCGGGTGCAGTTCGCACATGCGCTGCAAGATTGATTTTAACATTCGTTTCTGACTTTTTTTGTCTTTTTTACCCATCATGTGTTTCAGCTTGCTTTCTAACGACTCTTTAGTCATGGCTTCTCCGCCAGAACGAGCGGCAGGTGCTAGAGCCGGTCCTGCTCCTGCAGCAAGGGCTTTTTCAACTGCCTTTTGAACAGCTTCTGATAATTCCGACTTTTCAATCGTCAAGTGTGCCGGTTCTGGAATCTCCTCGATGTTGCCGCTTGCCATAGATTTCGCCAAGTCAAGGTACGTATAAGGATTTACAGGGTCTAGAGTTAAAGCTACTTTATCGATTCGAGCATTTCGGATTACTGATTTATTTACGACATCTCGTTGAAGGATCTTACCTTCGATACTCATGTGAACTCGAGGACCAGTGCCTTTTCTTAATGATTTCAAGATGTTATAAAAAGCTTGAGCCCTAGGTTGATGCTTAAATAGATAGCCTTTTACAAAAAGAACTTTCTTACCGTCCTGCTTAAGAAATTCCGCATCCTCAATCTGGCCGATGACGTTCTCAGGACCCTTCTGATGATCAACGTTAAACAACCCACGACCGGCTTTCAACAAAGAGATATCCAGACCATTTTGGTCAACTACTTCTCCTTGAAGATCGGTGTCAGGTGTAGAAGCAATCCCTTTTACGGACCAAACCTCTTCACCCTCTTCATTTTGCGATTTTTCTAGTTCTACAGGAATGTGGAACTGAAAACTCTTTAAGATTTTTTCATCAGACACAAAAGTTTTCCTTGAACCTGACAATACAGGTCAGTATCCAGCTTATCACAAGCCTTTTAGCTTTTTTACTTTCTCAAGATCGGTCAAGCGTCTTTGGACCTTTTTTAAGGCTTTTTTCTCAATTGTGGTGACTGCTGCTATAGACAATCCTAAAAGTTTGGCTATTTCATTAAGGGTATGAGGTCGGCTATTGTGCCGCATATAGGTAAAAAAGCAATCGTAATACTCGGGAGCGTTAATGCTCCAAGCATCAGGATCTTCATTACATCTACAATTATCACGGTGAGTTACTTTACCCATGTCTCAAAATTAGACTAATTTATGTAAATTGTCAAGTTCATTAGTGATTTCATGACGCAATGCGTCAAAAGTAGGAGCTTGACAAGCTTTTTTCAGTGGGTATAATAAATCAACGGATTTAGTAATGAGTTAACATTCTGGATTTAAAAATAACACTCTGAGTTGTCATATCAGAGTATCTAAATACTCTGGAAGCGACAACTCAAAAATTTCACAAAAACTCACAACAAATACAAAATTGAAAAGGTTCCGCCGCCCGAATTTTTTTCTTGACTTCAGCTCAAAATACGCTGAAGATTGAGGTGTGCGGCGGCGTGAAAAGCTGTGGTGTGCTTATCGAGAACTATCGGGATGCTTAAAGAGCCGTAAATTCACGAGCCACTGGAGACACGCACTGACCAGAAAGCTCGTAAAACCTCCTCGGCATTGTACGGGGTTGAGTGAGTACACGTGATAGGTTCGGCTACGGGGTAAAGCCGACATGTGGGTAAAACCACCGTCGCACGCTTATTTTTGAGGAGGGTTATGGGAGCGGGATTTAAAACTAGATCACAAAACACCAGGAGCAAGCCAAACTCATCTTTACGAGTTTGGGCTAATGGCGTGATCTCTGCTAAAAAAACTACAATAGATAGTTTCAACTTTGTACTTCATTACGGCGCTCCGGCTGTTTGGGAAGGCATCAGAGCATATCTGAAAGAAGACGGTACTACACACGTTTGGCTTTTGCGAGCACACATTTTAAGACTTTTTAACTCAGCAAAAATCCTAAACATGGAGATTCCGTATACCGTCGAGGAACTTGTTGTAGCTTGTCAAGAAGTCGTCGAAGCTGCTGGCGGTGGAGATCTTTATCTTAGGCCTATTGTGTATGCTACACAAGATGCCGAATCAGTTAGAGCCCAATCAAATAAAATCAATGTAGATATTTATTGCTTTCCACTTAAATCTAGTGAAAAAGTCGCTCTCAAAGCTCGAATATCTTCAACACCCCGAGGCTACCCACAATACTTCATGCAAGCAAAAACAACTGCAAATTATGCAGTTCTTCATAACTGTAAAACTGAGTTTGAAGGAGTTGATGAGCTTTTGTTTTGCGATAACGATGGTTATGTTGTAGAAGCAAGTGTTGCTAATATTTTTATCGTAAAACAAGGTGTTATATTTACTCCGCCTCAAACGGGCTCTATCCTTTCAGGCCTAACTCGACAATGGATTGCGCAGAAAGCTCAAGAACTAGGTTTACAGGTAATTGAGCGGCGACTAACTCGTCCAGATATTTTTACGGCTGATGAAATGTTCTTGACAGGAACCTACATGGAAGTTATGCCTATTACTGTGGTGGATGGTCGTAACATAGCTGACGGCGAAGCCGGAAAGGTTACTCGGATGCTTAAATATGAGTTTGTTAAAACTACTAGAGGGTTAAACCGATGATGAACTTAAGTATCGTTTCTCAAAGTGAGACTGACGCACTTAAAAAAATTAAACTAAAAAAATACAATTTGTGGACTGAGCCCATGACCAGTAAAAAAGAAGCTGAGTTTTGGATTAAAAGATTCACGGAACAAAAAGTACCTTACGTACTGGCGCAGTATGATGCGATAGTTCTTAACTCTATGAATAAAAAAATGTACCGCAGAGTTTACGGCCTGTTTATTGATATGAAATCTCAGGAGGTTTTAAATGCTCAACAGTAAAGCGGTGTCGGACGATTTTTGGAGTAAGGATGAAAGCTGGCTAAGAAGAAAGATCTCAGACCTTACTAGCTCTCTTAGGGCTTTTCTTCGTAAAGTGAAACGTGCTCTTGCTTTTGCAGTTCACGGTTGGAACTCTTACGATTGGGATTATAGCTATCTTTTGGACTTGATTGAATTCAAGCTCAAACGGATGCAAAAGGAGATTAAAAACGGGCATCACGTGCCTGATAAAGCTACTGATCAAAGCATTCGCATTTGTATCAAGCTGCTTAAAAAAATTAACAGGCGGGACTATCATTACTTTGCAGGTCTTCATGATCAAAAATGGGGCGAGAGTGAATGGGTTTTTCACAAAACTGACGAAAATGGTCAAGAAATATCTAACGGAGGTTCTCGTTTAGAGATTGTAAGACCTAAAGCGGTTACGCCCGAGGAGAAAGAACAGGAGCGCACAGAAGCCTTGGTTGCCTATCGCATGGATGATGCGCAGCGTGAGCGTGATGTTCGCTGGCTTTTTAACATAATGGCTAAGTATCACCAGTGCTGGTGGGATTGAGGATTTATGAAAAAGAAGATTACTAAAGATGAGTTCATTCGCATCAGTATGGATAAAGCAGAAAAGTTGACTAGAACAGAGCATAACCTGCGAGAAGAGTCGCATCTAAGCAGTCAACATTGGCACTTCAGAAACGGCGCTTATGCTATGGCGGTAGAACTATTAAAAGAACAATACGAGGTTGTAGATGAAAGTCAGACTAATCGCTAAAACTGTTATTTGCGACGAGGATCTTAAAAATCAGTTGGGACTTATTGGTCCGCAAAATCTTATAATGTATTGCGCTCGAGTCTCAAATCCGGCAAATCAAACTTCTACAAACACAAAGCTTTTAGACTATTGTTTAAAACACGGGCATGTTTCTATCTTTGAGATGGCAAACATGGTTTTTGAGATTGAAACTTCAAGAGCTATCGCAGCACAGATCTTACGGCATCGATCTTTTAGTTTTCAAGAGTTTAGTCAAAGATATGCCGAAGTTCAAAGTTTTGAGACTTATCAAGCTCGATCTCAAGATCCTAAAAATCGTCAAAATAGTATTGACGACATGAGTGAAGAGGCTAAACAGTGGTTTGAGCTTATGCAGAAGCATATTCAAATGGAAGCTGAGTTTGCTTATCAACAAGCCTTAGATAAAGGAATTGCTAAAGAGCAAGCAAGATTCTTACTACCACTTTCGACTAGTACTAAACTGTACATGAACGGCTCTATTCGCAGTTGGATTCACTATCTGCAGCTTAGGGCTTTTACTCCAGGCACTCAACTAGAACACGCAGAGATTGCAAAAGAAATTGCCAAAGTGTTTTGTAATGAACTACCACAAGTTGCGGAGGCGTTAGAGTGGCAAAAAAAACTACAATTAAAATAGGCGATGTTTTTGGGCACCTTACTGTAATAAAACGATTACCTAGGTTACGGACAAAACCTAAAAGGTCTAGATTTTTATGTGAATGCTCTTGTGGTAATTATAAAAAAATTGATGCCGGAAATTTAAGAAAGCCAGGAAAAAGAAGTTGCGGTTGTGTTCGGCGTAAGCAAGCGATTGAAAAAGGCAAAAACCAAAGAACTATAAAATCTTTTTTTAACTATTTTTACGGCAACTACAAAAGAACAGCTTCGTATAGAAGTATAAAATTCTCGCTTTCGTTGTCCCAATTTCAAACTTTAGCTATGCAGCCTTGTTTTTATTGTGCGGCACCTCCAATTTTAAAAACAAATACACCAGGAATACCTGTACCTATTCATGGATTAGATAGGGTTAATAACCGGTTAGGGTATACGATTGAAAACTGCGTTCCTTGTTGTAAAACCTGTAATACTATGAAGTTGGATTTATCTTTAGACGAATTTAAAACTTATATTACTAAACTATTTCAAAGGAAGCATTTGTGGACCAACCCAGTAACAACGATCCAAAAGTAATTATGACTAAAACAGATCTGGAGCAAATACGCTCTTATGCGATTGATTATTACAATAATCACGATCCTCGCAACTTAAAAATGGATGATTCTCAATTTAGGACATATTGTTACGTTCAAGCTACACAAGCTTGGCTTAGAACCAGGAATTTGCTAAAAATAATTCTTGACTAAAACTCGGCACGGCGCCATGATGGTTAGAGGAGGCAACATGGAAGCTAAATGGAGAACTTGCAGTCATAAATGGGTAGCGGTACCGTATACGAGTTCGTATGGCACAGTTCATCAAGATGAGTGTGCAGAATGTGGTTGTATTGGAGTGCTAGCAACTAACCCAGATGAAGAAGGATTTTATAAAATCGTCGCTCAGCCTATCGCAGATGTTATCGATTTAAACGAGTTTCGTAAAAGAAAGGAATTAGCAAATGACGCTGAAAAAAGTAATTAAGGCCTCAGAAGCTATCACTAAAGCAAAGAAAAACTCTTTGGCTCGTAAAAAACGAGTTGCTAACGGTTTGATGCAAATGTGTGCTGAAAAGATCAACGAAATGATCGAAAACGGCGTAGTACGCATCTACGTTCCCATGAATGAAGAACAACATTACTGGGGCCTTCCTTTAGTTGAGCCTGCGCTGGCAGAAGCAGGTTATCAAGTAATTTTAGAAGAGGATGAAAAATCAGATACTCCCGATTTGATTATTTCCATTGAACACTTGAAATGAGGCTTTATGGATTTTTACGAGTTCCTCGGAGGACAAAATTCTGAGCAAACGGTAAGAGCTTATAAAACGGATCTTGAGCAGTTTCGTATTATTGCTGGTGGAGAACTGTCTCGTTCAAGCGTAATACTGTTTCGAGATACTCTTGTGAAGCAAGGACTGTCACCTTCAAGTATTGCTCGTAAGATGTCTAGTGTTCGCAGTTTTTGTGATTATCTTCGAGGACAGGGGAAACTCAACATCGATCCTTTTGCTGGAGTAAAAGCTCCTAAGGTTTCAGTTGCAGAACCTACGCAAGCTTTTACAGATGCTGAAGTGCGTAATATGTTTAAAGCTGCGGAAAAACAACCTAAATCGCAGGAGCGTCAACGAGATCTTGTAGTTCTAGGTCTTTTGTTTTACGCAGGAATGCGGCGCAGCGAGATCACGGGATTGTTGTTCAACGACATCTCGGAGATGGACGGTCAGCTTGTAATCAGAGTAAGGGGAAAAGGCGGTAAGTTTCGTATGGTGCCTGCGCACCCCAAGCTTCAAGAGCTTCTCTTACCTCAGATCGCCACTTCGCCACTCTTAAAGTTTAAAAACGCTGCACCACTTTTGCAGATCAGCGTTAACACGATCTATAACATCGTGAAAAAGTACGCCAAGATCATAGGTGTTACTCGTCCGGTATCGCCACATTCTTGCAGGGCCACTGCCATCTCTCAACTTCTTGAGAACGGCGAGTCTCCTCGTAACGTGGCTGACTTTGCGGGTCATAGTAGTGTAAATACAACTATCGGATCTTATGATAAGAAACGAGATGGTATAAAAAACTCTTCAGCAATGAAGCTGAATTTTTAAGAAAGGTTTTTATGAAATATCTAGTACTCGATACCGAGACCGGAGGCTTTGAAGGAACTTCATTACTAACTGCCTACTTTTCAGTTTTGGACGACACGTTTGAAGAGTGCGATAATCTGCTACTTGAGATGAAGCCTGATGATGGTAAGTACATCGTAACTGCGGAAGCCTTACGAGTTAATGGTATCGAGCTTAAAAGCCACGATCAAAGAGCAATTACTTACCGAGAAGCAGGAACTAAGCTCTATAACTTTTTAAACGGTAACAGCGTGCTTGGCAGCGATAAACTTATTCCAGTTGGGCACAACGTAGTATTTGACATCATGAAAATTCAAGAACTTTTGATGAGCAAAAACACGTGGAACAAGTTCGTATCTTACCGAACCTTAGATACCGGCACCATCGCTCGGGCGTGCATCGCAGCCGGATTGCTACCTTCGTCGGTAAGTGGCAGTCTTTCATCTATTGCGGAATACTTCAACATCGACTCTTCTAGTGCTCATTCCGCAGATGGAGACGTGATGATGACTACTTTGGTATTAGAACATCTTTTGGAGTTGATGCGAAATGGAAAATGATGACTCCACCTATAAGCTGGTTTATTACCCTAATCCGGCTTTAAAAGAAAAGCTTACGGAAGAAGTGCATTGGGTTACGGATGAGCACCGAGCGGTAGCGCAGAAGATGCTACGTACTATGTATGCCAGCAAGGGCATCGGACTGTCTGCTCCACAGGTAGGCCTTAAGATACGCTTGTTAGTCTTCGACACCGGCTCCGGCCCTACGATAATGTTTAACCCTTTCGTAACAAACTGGCTTCCTAACAAGGAGACCTCACATGAGGGGTGCTTAAGCTTTCCTAAGCTAGTTAAACTGGTAGAAAGAAAGTCTACTATTTTAGTACGTTATAGAGATGAGAACAACATCGTCCACGAGAATCAGTTTGACGGCTTAGAGGCTAGAGTAGTGCAGCATGAGTTGGATCATTTAAACGGTATAGTGATGACAGATTATAACCATGTAGGAAAGAGGAGAAAAGCATGAGTAACAGTGTATTGGTAAAACCCACAGATATGATTCAGGCAGGGACCTTGTTAAAGCGTTTGTCAGGGGATGTTGATGCTCTTAGGGAAAAGCTTAAAGATGACACCCTTGATGACAAACTAAAGTACGCCCTGACGGGGGCTTTGGAAGTTTTACTGGAGCTTCACAACAACCTGCTAGAAAATATTAAAAACGTAAGAATGAACGAGTCTTTGGAAGAAGACGGCAGAAAAGACGGCGGCTTTGATGCTTAAGCTTTTGATAGTTGGTGACAAGCCTTCTAGCAAAAACACGGACCCCGCAATAGCTTTTGTGGGAACTAAGTCTTTTAGAACCATTCAAAGTTGGCTTCGAGAGATCTTAGAAGAAGAAGCGGAAATAGTGATGATCAATAGGGTTGCGCCAGATTTTAGCAAGGTTTTAGTAAAAGCTTCTCTAGAGCGGTACAAAATCATCGCTCTTGGAGTTGAAGCTTCTCAAGCTTTGGTAAATCATGGCGTCGCTCGATACTTTAGATTACCGCATCCCTCAGGCAGAAATAGGAAACTAAATAACAAGCAATACCTTGCCGAAGTATTAGCTGAATGTAAAAAATGGCTGAAAGAAGATTAAAAGTCCATGCGAAATGAAAGCTGTAGATTTTCAGGACCTATACCTAAACTTACCGAAGACCTTTTTAAGAAAGGGTTCGGTATCGCAAGCGTAGCTCGACGGTCGATTAGAGCTTTAGCTGTAAATCCAAAAGTTGCAAATATTATTTCAGCTTCTTCTGAAGGATCTAAATATCTAATAGTTCTGTGTTCCAAGTCTTTTGCTAGGTATTGGGCCTTGCCTGCAATCCCGCTTTGTACGGCTGCTTGTTCTAGAGCAGTGTTGCAAGCCGCATCATACTGGCTTCCTAACTGCAAACAAACTGAAACTATTAAAGGAGTTAAAACCATGAACCTAGGATATCACCGTGGAACTTTTTAGGAAAGCTTTTTGGGTAACGATTCTCATATTGATAATTTTGAACCTAATACTAGAGGCATGGCATCGAGGGTACGATACGGGTTATAAAGGCGCTATGGCAGACGTGTTGTTGCAAATTGAGACACCTGAAAATTTTTTCATAAAAGAGTTTGACATTCGCATACCAAAAAGGTTAGAACAAGAACAGGAGTAATTATGATTAAAGTTAAAGGCATCGGCGAAAATACCCTAGAGTGGAATTTTGAAGCTCCTCCTAAATACTACAGGAAGGTTGCTCAAAAACCCGACATTAACGGTGTTTTTAAAGTAGAGGTTTATAAGCTTAGAAGTTTCAACATTTTTACTAAGGAGGCTGAGTACATTCAGCAAAGAGACGAAAAGCTAAAATCACAGTTACCAGACGATAAAAGTTTTAATTTTATAAATACTAAAAAAAGATACGAAACAGAAGACTAACCAAAGGAGAAGATATGATCACATCAACAAAAAACAATAAACTAGCAGTTCAACTAGCTCTAGACTCACGCTATAAAGTTCAAAAGAACGGAGTCATCAAGAAGAAAGGTTCTGACGGCAAGTACCAAACGTTGGGGTCAGAGCGTCACGGTTATCAAGTTATTACCTACAAAGGTACTAAACTGGTGGTAGGTCGTGTAGTTTACGCTCAGCGACTTTTGACTTTGGGTTATTCGCCGATTTTTGCTTCTAAGTATCTAGGCGCCACCGTAGTTCAACGAGAAAACGGTATTAGCTTGGATGATCGAAACAACAATCTGCGAGGCCGTAATCCAGGTCAAGTTAAGCGTGAAAAAACAAAACGTTTGACTCGTAACCAGATTGATCGCATGGTTGCTTTATTTTGTGCTGGAAACTCCGTAGCTAAGATCGCTCGTAGATTTCGACGTAAGATTTCTCGCTCACACATCAGCCGAGTGATCAAGAAAGAGCTTGGGGTAACGGCGTGAGTCACGTGAAAGTTAAACACGAAGATTTAAAAAGCGTTCTTGATTATTTAGATAAAAACGCAGCAGGCCAAAACATAAACGTTTATGTAGAAGTCAGCGGCTCAGCTTTAGTGTTTGACCTAAATAATATGGCGTCCGAAAAGACTCAGATTAGAATTCCAAATGCAGACCTAGGTAGATTTGTAACAATTACGGAGGAAAAATGGCTACATCGACTAAAAAAATGAATTGTAACGAGATGGCGCAAGGGATGTTGAAAAAACACGGATACGAAGGGGCGAGGCGAATTATTGAACCTCTTACCGTCGCATCTTTTAAAGATAAAGATGGCAATCCGGTTCTTCCTAATCCCCACTCGAATTATTGGCTTAATACTTTGATGTCTTTAAAAAAGGCGTTTAAAAATGCGTGAGCTTATAGAAGAGATAAAACTTAAAATTACCCATAAGGAAGCGATGGAAATCAAAGATGCTTACGATTTATTTGATATTAAATCGGTAATTAAGTTCATCTTTGAAAAAGCCCATCCTAATAAAGAGGTTGCTTTTGATAAGGGTTGGACCTTAGACTCCGATCCTGTAAATGGCGACGTCATGCTAGTTACTTTGAAGGCGAGAAGTTATGACTATCTTTAAGCACAACATGGAAAGAGATGAGTTTGAGGCGTATAACCCAGGGCGCAGATCAACGGTAGCTTTGGAAGTGCCGCATGTTTTGGAGATTCTGCAGGAGATGCGAAAGCAGTACACGAGGTCAGTGCTCTCCATTCCTAAGATCACGGTACAAATTGGGTCAGCGTTGGTACATCCTGATGATCAGTTTAACAAGCGGCTTGGCAGGCAGTTGGCACTTTCTCGCATGAAGCCGGTGGAGATGAAGATTCGATCTCACGTTATGTACGAGAATATGCAGGATGCTATTTGGTTGATCCTAGAAGGCGAAGATAAGGAAACACAAGTTCACTACTCACTCAACGTCAAAATTTATCGTGACTCTGGTCAGATGCGGGTGATGGGCTGTTACACGGGGAAGCTATGAAACTGTACGTAGTTATCATGGGAGAAAGCTTTGAAAAGGCTAAAGAAGCTCACGGTGACAACTACTTCACTAGCGTCGAAGACGCTGTAAACTGGGCTAAGCTAATGCTCGAGCCTAACAAGCGTTTTTGGGTTTGTGATGAAAACGGGGGCGTACTTCAAATTAGCTCAACAGCAAGATTGGTAGGTAGGTCGTGACTAGGCAAGAACTTAATCGGGAGATTTTGAAGCTTTTGACCGAAGCTAACGAACGCATGCCTGATCAAAGATTTGGACAACTTTTGATCAACTGCGGTATCACCTTGCAAGAAAAACGGATCGACAACCGAGTTGTTCATCTTGTTCCTTATTATGTCGAATCCGAAGAGACTTTTAAACAGTTAGTAAACAACGAAGTGCTAAAAGCAGTTCGTACTATGACAAAGAGTTTAAACGATGTCCTTGAAGGTAAAGAAGAATAAATACGGCAGAGGAGTTTATACCGATAAGTCGATTAAAGAGGGCGAGCTGATTCTTTGTGATCATCTTATGTTACTTAAACCAGATGATCGTAAAGGCCCTACGGTTTGTCGTTATGACTTTCAAGTTGATTCCGAAGACACGCCTAGCGCCATCGCTTTAGGGATAACGTCTCTTTTAAATCATTCTGATACGCCGAACTGTGACTTTGAAACCTTTTTTAAAAAAGGCTTGCCCTTTGTCAAGGTATGGGCTATAAAAGATATAAGAAAGGGTCAAGAGCTAAAGATCAACTACGGCTACGACCCTACGGAAGCGGAGGAATATGAAGAGCGGTCAACACATTAAAGATGAAATGTTCAGACTCATGGAACAGCACTACGCCGAAACTCAAGATGACAACATTGAGATCTGGCTTCCCAACGAACAATGGCAAAAGCTGTTTCAGACTTTGAACTATTTAGACGAGCTACCCAAAGGTTTTAACACCATTTACCTAAATTCACGTAATGTTTGCAACTGCGAGATCGTCCGCTACTTCGGAAATCTCACCGGAGTTCGCCGCAAAGGTGAATTTGCCGAGCGCAGCGCCAAGCTAGCAAAGATGCTCGTGGGGATACCATGAAAAAGAAATCAAAATACGTCGAGGTTCAAGTAATGCTTGACCTTGAAACCGTCAACTTTTTAAAACAAGTGGCAAGCCTTGCGGGTACCGACCAAAACACGGTTGTTAACGTCATCCTTGCTGCCGAACTAATTAAAGCAGAAAGGGATAGCAGTGACACCACAAACAAAAGCACAAATAAAGGCCGTAATGGAAAATCACCTAAAAAGTCTAGGGTGGCCAAACGTGCCAAATCCCGACGAGCTGGTGCTAAATCAAGCCGAAACCATGTTTAAGCTTTTAATAAGGGCTAACTTAGTAAAGTACGCAGATTGGGATAGCTACTACATGGCAGCGATTAGTCAATACGAGCGAGCCCAGATCCGAAGATGGACTGGACTTTAATGCTTGATTAATTTAGTATTGTATTTAGATTGATATCGGAGGGATAACATGAGGAAGAGGGAGATTAGCTTTGACGGCTACTCAAGAGAGAATGATAAGTATTTTGTTTTGCCTAAGGCGCAAAATAAACAAGACGCCGTACAAACAGGAGTATACAGGCTAGATTTTTGTCATCAGACGAAAAGGGCATACCTGTATGAGGCGGAGCTTAAGCACGACGCTATCTTGGATCTGGACAGCGAGGAGTATAAAGAAGTGCTACGCACCATGAGTCGGTTCTTGCTTCCTGAGGTTCGTGGTGGGTACGAACGCATGGGGTATTTGTACAAGCGCAACTTGTTGATGTACGGAGTTCCAGGTGCGGGAAAGACGATTCTGGTAAACCGCATTGCCGAGGCAGCGGTTGCTCAGAATGAAGCTATATGCTTATTCGTGGATCGAAAGACGGCCACCGGAAACGTGGATGGCGTGATGCTGCTTGAAGTTATCTTGAACTGGTTTCAAGACACCAACCCTAATACGTTGCTGGTTTTGATTCTGGAAGAAGTGGACGAGATGATTCTACGTAGTGAGCACCAACTTCTGGTGTTTCTCGATGGTCAGATGCAAAGACCTAACACGATTGTTTTGGGTACGACTAACTACATTCAAAAGATTCCCCCACGATTCTTGCGTCCTGGTCGTTTTAGCCAAACGGTGGAGGTAAAGCTGCCATCCATTAGAGCACGCCGCCAATACATCGCTCATAAGCTGGGCGCTGATTTTGCTGATCTGGAGCTTTGGGCTAAGAGCACTAAAGGGTTTTCGATTGACGATCTAAAAGAGCTTATTCAAAGCTGCTACCTGATCGGGGAGCCTTTTAAACGGGTTTTGGAACGTCTGCAAAAAACTAAAGCTTTGACTGGACAGGCTTGCGAAGACGTGGAAGAATGGGATTCAGGACCTGAAGATGTTTCTGACTATCTAATCAGAGGGCAAGGAAGTTGAGGATGCGCTATTTTACCAGTGACATTCATTTTTGGCATCGAAACGTTATCACCTACTGCAATCGCCCTTGGGCTACGGTAGAGGAGATGAACCAGGGTATCGTGGACCGCTGGAACTCGGTGGTCAAGCCTGGGGATGAGGTTTACGTTTTGGGCGATCTCTCGCTCTCTTATCAGGGAGCCGAGATGGTGAAGTATTTGAATGGTCAAGTTTTCTTGGTTCCAGGTAATCACGATAAGTGTCATCAGGTGTTCCATAAAAACAAAGAGGTCAAGAAGGACAACGCATTCAAACGTTATGAAGACATGGGTATTATCGTATGCCCTGAGTACTACAGCTTGGTGCTCTCTAAAGAAGAGAACAAACCCATGCTGGATCTTATGGAAGAAGGTAAGGTATCGGCACAAATCTGTCACTTCCCTTACAAAGAGGATCACGGTAACTTTGAGTACACGCCTCGATATCAAAACTTGAGGCCCAAGCCTTTTATTTTGGCTCAAGTTCTTTTGCACGGACATGTACATAATGCTTGGAAAGTCAACTATTTTTGGGACGAGCAGGATAAACGTTTTATCCCTCAGATCAACATGGGTTGTGATGTTTGGGACTGGACGCCTGTCTCAGAAGTAGATTTGGTTGATTTTGCGCAGAATTGTATTGACGAAGCTCGGGCTTTGCGGAAAGCTAAAGTACAAGATGACGAATGAGTTTGAGAGTTTTTATTTATCTGATCCCGACAACGTACCTAAGGCTTTAGAGCTTACGGGGCTGGCGCTTGACGAGCTTGAAGGTATAGTCGGATATTTTACTAAAACCTCGCATCGAGCAGGACAGATGCGGGGAGAAGTGGTGTGTGGGTGGGATGGCGTTTTGATACGCCACCACTTTACGAAGAAAGTTTTATGGAGGGCAGAGTGAGACTACATCCAGGAGTGACAAGGCACAAGTCAGAGATCAAAAGAGTAGCTACGCTTTTGGGGCTTAATCAGATCGATTTTGACGAAACGTATTCTCTGTACAAGCTCGGAGCCAAAAACGCTTCACGCTTAGGATACCCCGATAAAATGCTAGCTATGCGTGCGGGCGGAGTAGCAATCGTCGGCGTGGTCGAGGAAGAAAAAACTCACGTCTGGATTGTGGTGGAATCTTTGCGTGACTGGTTTAAAACTAGTCCCATCGTGTCGTGTAAGAAAGATGGCGAGAACTTTTTGATTGAAACTGAAAACTCTTATTATGAATTGAGGAAAGTATGAAAATCGGTAAGTATGAATTTGGCTTGGTGCGACCTTTTGGTTGGTACGGCTTTAAAAAAGATACTAAGTGCCTTGCTGGATGCACGATCTACATGTTCGGCCCATTCTTCTTCACCATCCTGGCCGGTGACTGCATCTCCTACGTTGACGGTGAAACTGATGATTGCATCGTAAGCATTGAGCCGGTAAAAGATTCGCTCTTGAAAACTGAAACAGAACAGCTTGAAGAGCACTACGTAAACAAGGCCTCGGCCCGTGAGCGCAAACGACAAAGAAAACAGATTAACAACGGCAAAGGTCTTCCTAAACGGAAAAAGCGAAAGCTCAACCGTAAACGTAGAGTTTAAAATGAGCAACGAACCTCGATACGGCTACATGTGTAAGGTCGATTTTGATTGGGAGCTTGGTGAGGCTCTAGGTGGTACCGCCATCTATCCTAGCGTCGAAGATCTCAAAGCAGAACGAAAGTGCGTTTCTTCTTGCGGAATCGTCAAAGTTAAGATAGAACTAGAAGAAGTGGTAGACGCCGGAGAAAGGTGGAAAGATGATAGTTCCGAAAACAAATGACATCATAAAGCACGAACGTTTTATGGACGTGGCTTTTAAAGTTCATACTTTTCGTATCTACGGAGAGACGGTAAAAATTAAAGGCGTGTGGCTCAACCAAGGTTTTAATCGAACTTTTGTGATCGACTACAATCCTCAAACACTTTCTTTCAAAAAAGAAAAGCTCGGAGAGTGGTTGATTCTTCACCATGAGGATCAAAACCTGGAATGTGTCCGAAACGCCAGATGGGTAAAAGTGTTGAATGCGTAAAGTTAGAACTTTTTACAGCTTTGTCGTATCTTCCCTTCTACACGGAGCGGTTATATTTTTGGTTTTTACAGGTTCGGGGCAAGATGGTAACTTCTTGCTTATGGAAGGCTCGGGAACTGGCGCTTCAAATGCAGAGGTTATCCCTAAGCAGCTAGAGGTAGAGCTTGTCGAAGTTCCTCCCCAACCCGAAGAAGGGGACATCGCTTTAGAAAATAGTCCTCAACAGGAAGTTCTTGAGGATGCTGTGACTGAATGCAAAAATGATGATTGGTATGGGGGAATAGGAATCCGCCAAGATTACCGAACCAACAAGATAGAAGAGGTGTTTGAGGGTTATCCTGCTCAACTCAGCGGTCTAAAAGTTGAAGACATCATCGAATATCAAAGTGACCCTGATATTAGGGGTGAACCAGGAACAAAGCTAAAACTTCAAATCTACCGTCCAAGTGAGGGGCGTAGTTTTTTAGTAGAGGTTACTAGAGATAAGATTTGTACGTTAGGGAGGAAATGATGAAACGCAGTGACGCTTTAAAATTGATCGCCAACCAACTCGACTTCTTAAAAGGCCGTTTTCACGGTTTGCGTACCACCTTCTCGGAAGCGGAACTAAAAGCCGCCGACGTGATCCTTACCACCCTTGAGGATGCGGGCATGCAACCGCCGAACATCACACTCGACGAACTTATCCCAGGTTCAGGCCTAAAAACCGATACGAAACACTACTACGCCTGTTGGGAACCGGAGCAATCCGAAGAACCCTTCGACGGTAAAAGAAGCGGGGCGGTATGAAATCCTGGTGGCCTGGTGACGCCCGAGTAGAACCTTTCATGTCCCGAGTGCGTGAGGCTCTCGACCGTCAAAACATCACTGGCGACGCCAAGACCGATATCTACAACCGAGCCTACGAAGCCGTCTATTATGCCATCAAGCAGTACGATCAGTCCAACATCAAAAACGTTCTCGCAACACCGCCTAGCAAACTTGACCAAAACAGTCAAGTATAAATACCAAGCCCCAAAATAAAAGGCAGATATAAGAAATGACCCCTAAGATAAAAACTTTTACCTTACTACCAGTAGAGAATAGTAGCCTCTAGTAAGCTCTAGTAGGAAAGGTCTTAAGGCGTATGAGTAGACTTTTTGCTGCGCATCGTCTATAGAAGTGAAGACAGGGGAGTGGAAAACGGGCGACAAGAGGAAATTGAGGGTAGGGGAGAGAGTCGAAGTAGCGGCACTGTTGACTGGTGCTGGATTGCTGCTGGGATTGGCTTTGGTTGTGGTGCGTGCTCGTGTAGGCACTGAGATCGTTATGACGCACTGCGTCAAAAGTTAATGAGACAGTCAAAAAATAATGCCGGAAAGTTTTCAGATAAGTTCCAAAAAAATTCGGATTCGTAAAAGGGACCCGAACTTTTCAAAATGACGCAGCGCATCATAAAAAATGACGCACTGTGTCAAAAACTAGTAGAAAAATCAAGTAATTATTATCACCAAGTCAAAAAAATTTTTCGACGCTCTGGTCGGACAAATTTCTGCCATTTTGAATTTATGACGCACTGCGTCAAATACTATTTTCACAAAAAATTATGAGGGAGACCCCTATGCACAGGGTGTGGGCGTTTCACTGCAAGCGGACCTATCCCCCCGTAACCACTAGGGAATCTCACAATGAGACGTGGTGATAATATACATTATCGCCAGAGTGTATCGTTTTGAGACGCTCGATTCTTTTTTTATTTTGACGCTCGAAAGTCCAGCGTCGAGCGGCCTTGCGCTTCACTGGATAGTGTTTCAGTCTGATACATTATCGCCAAATCGTCTCGTTTTGAGAATCTTTTTTTGCTTTCAGGCCTCAAGTCCTGTCTGTCCTGTCCGATAAGTCAATCATGAGGCCGTCAATCAAGACAGGCCGAAACGAAAGGCGAAACCATGCGAAACCAGACAGACCGAAACCTTGCGACCTTATGGGCTCAAGTGACAGACGAACTCACACTGTCTCAATATGAGAAAACAATGGGTGGCGACATGTCTTATAAGTCGAAAGCGGAACGAGCCTTGAAGGTGTCTCGTTCTGAGACGGTACAGGCTCTTTGTCTCGAAATGATACAGATTTACGATGAGGCCTATTCGATGCCTGTCCTGTCCGCCGGTGTATCAAATCGAGACTTTTCTGAATTTGAGTGATTTTTGACCTTATAAGTCGAGCGTCAAGACGGCGGTCCAGTCAAGGCCGCCGTTTCGCTTTCAAGGCCGTTGACAGCGTCGAAACCCGCCGAGTCAAGACAGCGCCGAAACCCGTTGACCTTATCCTATCCTGTCCAGTCTGTCCGGTCTTATCCTTAAGGCGGTCCAGTCCTTGACGGCCTGTCCCTTATCAATCCTTATGCTTTCGGTCCTGTCTTATGGGTTTCGGTCTTATCCTGTCCCTTATCCTTATCAGTCCTTGAGGTCTTATCCTTATAAGGTCTTAAGGGTTTCAGTCCTTGACCTTGAGGCTTTCAGATTGATTTTTTTTGAGGTCTAAGGCCTTGAATTCAGGCGTGAATCTCACTTTGAGAATAAATATTTGACTTTTTCACTCAAGTTCTTTAGACTGAAACCGATAAGTCAATCATAAGGCCGCCGATGGACGGACGGTCAAACAAGGAGTATCAGAATGAGTCAGTTGCAAGTGTTCGACAAAAATCAGGGTTTCGGTGTATCAGAACGATACAAGGCTGTCAATACGGCCCAACTCGTGTCTCAATTCGAGGCGGCTGGGTATCAAGTATCTAAGGTCTCGCATGCTCGAGTCCGAAACGTTGAGAAGCAAGGCTTTCAAAAACACCTTATCAGATTGAGACACCCAGACCTCAAGGTCGAGGCCTTATCAGGTATCATGCCCGAGATCGTCGTCTCAAATTCATACGATGGCACGGCGGCGTTTCGTCTCATGATGGGAATTTTCCGCATCGTCTGCTCGAACGGTCTCGTTGTGGGACAGACTTATGAGTCAATCCGAGTCGTCCACGTCGGTGACGCCTTGACGAAAGTCCTTGAGGCCGCCGGTCGTGTTCAAAAACAGACCGACCGTATAGCGTCTCAGATTGAGACGTGGTCGTCAATCGAATTGACAGACGGTCAGATGTCTCAATTTGCGAAAGAGGCCTCAAAAATCCTTATTCCGTCTCAAATTGATACAAACGTGATTCCGTTGGTTCGACATGAGACGCTTCTCAAGGTGAGACGGTCTGAAGACACGGGTCGGGACTTGTGGACCGTGTTCAATCGTGTTCAAGAGAATGCCTTGCAAGGCGGTCTGTCTTATGCTCGAGTCAACGGTCAAGGTCAAGTCCGCAATCTCTCGGCTCGACGTATCACGTCAATCGACCGAAACCTTGAGGTCAATCGGGCCTTATGGGACCTTGCGAGTCAAGTCGAAACCGGATTGATCAAGGCCGCATAAGACCTTGAATTGACGGCGGTCTTATCAGGCCGCCGGTTTTTTTGATTTTTTTGAGGTCAAGGTCTCAAGT